TGTAACTCCAAACTTCGAAGGCTTCCAAGATCGTTATGAACATGCTTTCTCACCTTGGGTTATCTCACAAGGATTTGGTGGAGTTCCACAAAACCTTTTCCGTTTCCATCATCTTTCTGATGGTGAAGTAAGCAACGGTGACATAAAGATTTCAATCGTGAACATTCAACCCGGAACTGGAACAAACCCATACGGCGTGTTTACTGTTCTCGTGAAATCAATGACAAGCCTAGACAGCGATGGTGCTTTGGAAACATTCACCAACTGTTCACTTGATCCAACATCACCAAACTATATTGCTCGTAAGATTGGTACCATCAATACCTTTTTCAACTTCGACACAGATATAGCTTCACAAAAAGTAATAACAGACGGATCATATGGAAATAACTCACGTTATGTGCGTGTTGAAGTGGCCGATGTGGTAGACGCTGGAGATATCAATCCATCAGCAATGCCATTTGGTTTCCGTGGCCCACAACACCTTGTAACACAAGGTTCAAGTTCACTATACAACATCAAGCAAGGTGATCTTCTTGCTCCAGCTTTCCCATACTTCTCAAACCTTGCCGGTGGTGCTGGTGGTGGAGTGCCACTGTTTAACGCATCACAGCCACCAGTTCCAATGCGTCTAAACCTCAAGAAGCTTGCTGCTTCCTCTGGTGTGGACACAGGGCTTTACTGGGGCGTTCAGTTCCAAAACGTTACAAGCCTTTCCGATCCAAACGGTAGCTTGATCTTTAATCCAAGCTTGCTTGGTTATAGCAAATACTTCCCAAATCTTGCAGGTTCTACAAACGTACAACCTGTAGTGTTTGATAACAACGGAGCAGCTACAACACCAGCAAGCGGTATTGTTGATTCAGACCTTTTTAACAACAACCTTTTCTCTCTAGAAAAAGTTAAGATTGTAACAGGTTCTGGTGATCGTCCAGATACAAGCTCAACAGCACTTCTAAACTGGAGCTATGTTCGTCGTGGTAATATCGCCGCCGACGATACAACAAAAACAAGAGGATTGTCTGTTAACGACCTTGTAGAAAACGCAGCTGTACAAAATCTTGCCAAGTTCAGCTTTTACATTGAACGTGGTTTCGATGGAACTCGTATCTTTGATGCAGATGCACGCTACCTCAAGAACGCAGCTGTTTCACAGGAAATCACACAAACAAGCCGTGGCCTAACAAACGGTCCAACCGTTCAAAGCTACATGAAGAGCATCGGAATCATTTCAGACGTAAACGATGTAAATATCCAGCTTCTAACAATGCCCGGTATTCGTGTTCGTTACGTAACAGACACAGCAATCAACGCTGTAGAAAACGACCGCTTTGATTGCTTCTACATCATGGACCCAGAACAATACGATGTGAATGGAACATCAGTCACAGGTTCATACGAAACTGTAAACGTTTCACAAACAGCAGCAGCGTTCGTTGATCGTGGGGTCAACTCAAGTTTCGTCGCAACATACTTCCCAGACGTAAACATCGTTGGTCCAAGTGGTGTTGTTTATGAAAAGATGCCACCATCTGTAGCAGTTCTTGGTGCATATGCTAAGAACGATACAGTTGGCCAGCCCTTCAACGCCCCAGCAGGCTTTACAAGAGGCACACTAACCAACGTAACAGATTTCGCTGTGGCACTAAACCAAGCCAACTCTGACACCCTTTACGTGGCAAGATTGAACCTTCTACTTTCCAAACAAGGTGTTGGTCCAGTTGTTTGGGGTCAAAAGACCTTGCTCAACAAAGACAGCTTACTCAACCGTGTGAACGTAAGAAGACTCTTGATTGCAATCCGTCGTGATGTACGTTCGGTCGCAACACGCTTCTTGTTCGAACCAGCAAGAGCTTCAACTCTTTCAGCGTTCAATGCAGCAGTTCAACCAATCATGGCACGTTACCAAGCCGCAGGTGGTGTAGAAAAATACAAGGTTGTAATCGACGCAACTACTACAACACAAGCCGATTTGGATAACAAAACTCTTCGTGGCAAGATTTATCTAATCCCAACCACATCTCTCGAATTCTTCACAATCGACTTCGTGGTAACAAACCGCAATAACTTTGTGGGTGGATAGTTCATAAAACGTTACCTCTTTACTATTCAGAACTGGTTGGTGTTCCATATGTATATGAAGGTAAAGGGAAAACATATGCTTTACTTTCTCCAACTGGAGAGTTGTATACCGGCGCTAATATCGCTGCTTTTTGTCTTCTTCACGATTTGCAGCAACAGAATATAGTCAAGGTATTGTTAGGAAAAAGAAAATCACATAAAGGTTGGAAAAGAGCGGCATAGAAATATAAACAAGTTTATATTTACTAGATAAGCAAATAGGAGTCTACGTCAATGGCACAAACACTATCAGTCACAGAAATGCTTCCAGCTAAGTTTACACCAATGATGAAACGTCAGTTCGTCTTCGCTATCGAAGGCATTGACGCATTCTTGGTTAAAACAGCAGCAAGACCAGAAATCACCACCGAAGAAGTTACAATCAACTGGATCAACAGCACACGCTATGTTGCCGGTAAAACAACATTCGGTACACTTGCTGTTACCCTACACGATCCAATCGCTCCATCTGGTGCTCAACAAGTAATGGAATGGATTCGTCTTTGCTTTGAATCTGTGTCTGGCCGTGCAGGCTACCCAGACTTCTACAAGCGTGACATTCAACTCAAGATGCTTGATCCAGTTGGTACAGTAATCCAACTCTGGGATATCAAAGGAGCCTTCTGCACAACAGCAGGTTTCGGTGACCTCTCATATGATAGCACCGCTGACATGGCAGAAATCTCTCTTACCCTCCGCTTTGATAACTGCGTAATGCAATATTAGTACGCATTTATCGAATCATGTGGTATACTTATTAAAGAGGTATACCACATGTTTTCTTGCCCAATTTGCCCGCAACATTACTCTGAACTAATCTCTCTTTCGGTACACTACCGAAAACAACACAAAAAAACTTCTCAAGATTTATACGTTTCTTTATTCTGCAATAACGTCATTCCACTTTGTAAGTGTGGATGTGGAACGCAGGTAAAATTTCTGGATATTACGCAGGGTTTTCGTGAATACAAACTCGGACATGCTTCTCGTGTAGCGAATAATTTTCAAACCGAAAAATCTAGATCGAACTCTAAAAGTGCTCGACGGAAAATGCTAGAAGATGGTAGTTGGAAACCATTTGTGACAAAAGAAACAGGAGAGCACTGGAGTAAAGGTTTAACTAAAGAAACGGATGAGCGTATTCGAAAGATGGCTGACACTGTTTCTCTACCTGAAGAGAGTGCTCGTCGGTCAGAGAGAATGAGAAGGAACAGACTCAATGGAGTTGTACGAACATTGCACAAAGAGGAACATTCACAGTGGAAAGGTGGAGTAACAAGTCTTCTAAGTTATTGTCATTCGAACAAAAAACTTTTTACTGAATGGAAATATCCCAAACTATTAAAATCAAACTTTTCATGCGAAAAATGTGGAGCTTCTAGAGATGCCAACCCCAGACCATTATTAGAAGTACATCACGATAAACAACGAATGTCTGAGATCGTAAGGTATATTGCACAAACATTCGGCTGGAAGGATCATTATGCAACAACTCCAACCGATTCAGAAAGTATAGAGATGAAAGAAAAAATCTCTGATGCTGTTGCTGTATATCATATCGAAAACAATATTAGCGGAATCGTTCTTTGTCAGGAGTGTCATAAAGCCATACACAACAAACATAATCTTTAAGTGAAAGTTCACTTTGATAACTGCGTACACAATACACAGTTATCAGTTTATCTTATTTAAATACCTGATTATAAAGGCATTTTGGCAACCGCTAAAATGCCTTTATTCTTTTATATTTTCTTGTTTTCATGATATTCTGAGGATAAAGGAAAGCAGGAAGCGATGGCAAATCTCAAGGTTTTTTATTCTCCCAATCAAACTGTTCGTGACAACAACAGTTATTCACCGTCTGCTGGGAAGCCTCATCACGTTGTAAATCAGTTTCAAAAGACTGGTCGTGTTGATGTGCGTAGTGGTTGGAATCCTCTTAATCAAGAGGATATTGCTATTGCTCATGATGCCAAGTTTGTTTCCGACGTTTTGATGCTTCGTCGTCCTAACGGTTTTGGTAACAAGTTGGCTTCTGTGGCTGCTAGCTTGCCTTATACGGCTGGTAGTTTCTTTCGTGCGGCTGAGTATGCTCTTGAGAACAACACGGTCGCAATGAGCCCTACAAGCGGTTTTCATCATAGCGGTTATGACAGTTGCCACGGGTTTTGCACCTTCAACGGTCTTATGATTGCTGCTTTTCTTCTTTGGAAGGATCACAACGTTAACAAGGTTGGGATTATTGATTTCGATGCTCATTATGGTGACGGCACCGAGGATATCCTTAACAGCATTGAAGGTGCTCGTCGGTTTGTTGAGCATCTTACGTTCGGAGAGTTTGCTCGAACCGAAATGAACTTCAACGTTTGGCTTGACCGTCTTGAAGCTGATTTGATCGAACGATTCAATGAGTGTGACATTCTCTTCTATCAAGCTGGTGCTGATCCTCATATTGATGATCCTCTTGGTGGATATCTTACCACGGAGCAAATGAAGCGTCGTGATGAAATCGTTTTCAAGGTTGCCAAGAAGCTTAACAAGCCTATTGTTTGGAACCTTGCAGGTGGTTATCAAACACCTATCCAAAAGGTTCTCGAT